AATCTTTTGCTGGTCTGTCATTTGATGTTCCCCGTTGAATACAACCCATTGATGTAGTCCACTACGATTTGGATAGCTTTCTCCTGTTTTTCGTGTCCATACTCCTCGGCAAACCTGATTAACTCCTCTACTGCTTCGACTTCTTCCTTGGTCATCATTTCACTAGCCCTCCCTTGTTATTCAAGCCAATCAAATCACTACGATCAAACACCGCCACGTAATTGCTCTTGTGCATAGGTGCAACTGTAAACTTGCGTTCCTTGGCGACCTCGTCACCACAATCTAAACAAACTGCATAGCCTATTTTTAATCTTTCTAACTCGTATGGCTCACCGCATAACTTGCAACGGGGTACGAATTGTTTTTGTATTGCCTTTTTTACTTGTCCCATGTAATTCTCCTGTTAAGATGTTGATAGGATAAAACTAGTCAAGTGATAAAAGCGTGTAAGGTTAAACGCAAGGCGAAGAACATAAAAAAGAACATCACCAACACGGCTTCCCTACAACTTTTTTCCACTATACATATATTTTAAGGCAGAACCCGACTGTTGTCAAGAAAATGGGTATCAAAGAGTATCAGATTCTATCAATCTTTATAGTGTCTATAATGTCTTTATTTGTTCTTGTATTGTTCCTCTGTAAGTTATTGATATATAAGTATTGATCCATATGGAGTAGTAGTTTTAGAGAATGAGGCGACCTTGCAAAGGTTTCTCTCGGTCTCCTGCAAGAGAGAATTTCGTGCAAATTGACCTCGTTTTGGCTTCGTATTCAAAAATGAACGGAACAAAAGGATCAATACAACTTTTTCCTTATAAATCAATGAGTTCAAATGGAACGTTATCACGGAACAATAGGGTATTGTTCTAGAACTATGAGAACAAATATTTGTTCTGTTATAATTTAGACTCAACCAATCAAAGAAAGGGAACAAAATGAAGAACACACATGTTAAATATGAGATCAACTTGCCTAAGACGCACACGCAATACATACACAAGTTCGCAGAAGAGAACAAATGCACACAACGGCACATACTACGCTTAGTAATCAAGTCATGGGTGGAAAAGAAGTTAATGCCACGCTACCCTGAATTAGCCGACAAAGACGAGTTCATTGACGAAATCGAGCAAATGCTTGCGTAGCCCAACGCAATACGCTTCTTCTAGTCACTGGCATCAAGCGTTTAACATTACACGCAAGGTCAGATTAGGTTGTTTTTTGGGTGAAGCCGAACCCGCCGCATGGCGAACCGCACAACGATCCGCTTCTCCTAGTCACTGGTATCAATTCGTTTAACATCAAACGGCTTTTTTAAGACGAAAAAAAACCCGCCTTTCGGCGGGCTTAGTATTACTTCTTAATTACATCAAGCTTTTTAATCTCAGCGACAATACCTGTTAAGATCTTAACATGATCGACTGAGCCATGATAAGCCTCTTTCAATCCCTTGATACGATCGATAGCGGATTGAATATCCTTAGCGACCATTCCAAGCGGGCTAGTCTTATCAGCACTACGACCACCCTTTTTAGCACTAGCCTCTTTACGATCAAGAGCTGATTTGAAATTGTTGTAAGCATTTTTAGCAATTTCATGCAACACCCTTTGATCGGCTTGTTGATCGAGGGAAAGAGTACTTTTCTCTTTACGATATAGATTCGCAAAGCGAGGGCTTTTCTTAACAACACCCGCAACAATCGAATCAAGTACTTGATCCCGCAAACCAATCAATTCAGGATTGACAGTTTTCTGAGTGTCATCAAGGTTGCAAAAATGCTCTTTACGATAACCACTCGCAAAAAACAGATCATGTAATTTAAGACCCGCAACAGAGATTTGGTTCTCAGTTTCCCGCTTACCCGCATACAGCATACCCCACGAGTTCAGTTCTTCCCTGAGTTCACCTGTTAAAGAGAACTTCTGTTTGGGTTCGCTATTAGCGAGGGATTTAGCCTGTTGATCTAAAGCGTTAATTACTTGTTTCATTTTGATTCCTTTATTAAGAGTGTGATTGTCGGGTGATTCAACGAATCATTTTTCCCTAACCACAATCAAAGTTTACTAGAATCTGATAGTGTTTGACAAGGGATAAATCCGTTTAACATTACACGCAAGGCCGAATCCGCTAGACCCCCCACCCCCCAAAATTTAATCTGGTTCCATACTCGCTACTAGGTTTGCTATTTCGCACACTCAATCCCCACTTTTTAGAGTTAGTTCGACGGAGAACTTATTACCGATTTGCCGTAACTCGTTGTTTTATCTATTTATTTTTTATTGTCTCGGCCCCGGTAATTACAAAACGAACCCCACCCCCTATGCTTTTTTAGCCAGACTTTGTCTCACGCTATATAGAAACACCCCCCGGTACCTCTTCTAAGTACCTAGCCCAAAAAAATTTTTTGTTATAATTCACATACGGCTTGTTCATTGCCGTTTCCTTGTTAAGTTGTACTAGGGGGAAGTCTACTACCGGGGCTTCCCTCTTTCTTTTTCTACGAGTTGGGTGGGGGTACTAGTCAGATAGAGACTTACCGGCATGCTTCGCAACATACGGTCCCGCCCTTCCCACCATTTTTTGTCACACACTCATTTTTTCTTATATACTTCGCCTAAGAACATCTAATTCGGACAGGAATTGATGCAACAAATACATGTAGAGCCAGACTTGGCAATACCATTTCCGGAAGACAATCCGGTACTTGCGAACTTCAGAGAACGGGCTGAGGCGGCTTGCCGCACGGCAGAATTGCTGGAGCTTGATACCACCCCAGACGAAGAAGATATGGCGGTGGCGGAGACTATTGCTTATGAAGTCGCCAAAAACGAAGACAAAGTAAACACTAAGATTACTACGAAAAAAGCATCAACCATAAAACCTGCAACGTATTACGCAGTTAATGACATTCTCAAAGAGTTTTCGACAAAGGTTGTAGATAATGCGCTACAGATTCGGCTGCTAGTTACAAACAAACTGCTTCTTGAGTCCGTCAATGAGGATGCGAAGATCAGAATCCGTGCTTTAGAACTGCTGGGGAAGATTACAGACGTTGGACTTTTTACAGAAAAGTCAGAGGTTACTATCAATCATCGTTCGAACCAAGAATTGGTTGACAGCTTACGCTCAAAAATTCATAAATTAATGAATCCACAGGGTGTAGAAGACGTAAAAGCTGTGGAAGTGAACGGTGAAACTATCGACGTGGACAAAGAAATGGGTCTAGAAGGGGAAGAAGAGCCTGCCCAAGATGCCCAGATTGCCCAGGAAAATCAAAATACCCCGGGCGAGACAACAAAAAACGATGACAACAGCGACAGCAAACCCGCTTGAAGGGCTCACAGATACTGAGCTGCAGTTCTTACTGGACAATTTGGACCAGTTTGATGAGATGGACGCTGAAGAAACTGAGCTTGTAGTCGACGAAATAACCAAAAGAAAAGAAGCTAAGGCTGCTAGGGATGACTTAATAGCCTTTTGTCAGAAAATGCAGCCAGACTATAAGGTTGGCAAACACCACCGCAGGTTGGCAGACTTGCTAATGGGGATCGAGACAGGCAAACAAGACCGTATTTGCGTCAATATTCCTCCCCGCCATGGTAAGTCCCAGCTAGTTTCTATCTATTTCCCTGCATGGTTCCTGGGTAAACACCCAGATAAAAAGGTTTTGATGGTATCGCACACAACCGACCTTGCGGTCGACTTCGGTAGGAAAGTGAGGAACTTAATTGATACGCCCATATATAAACAAATTTTTCCAACCGTCACTTTGGCACAAGATAATAAGTCTGCTGGGCGCTGGAATACTAATGTTGGTGGTGAGTATTTTGCTTGTGGTGTGGGTTCCGCTCTTGCTGGTCGTGGCGCTGATTTACTCCTTGTTGATGACCCTCATAATGAGCAGGATATTATCAGTGGCAATTTTGATATATTTGAAAAGGCGTATGAGTGGTTTACATACGGTGCGAGAACACGACTTATGCCAAAAGGACGTGTCGCGATTGTACAAACTAGATGGCACCAAGATGACTTAACCGGACGTGTT